CCTCAACCCAAATAGTTACGGTATCCAGCTCCCGGAAAATATTACAGAAGCGACCCTGACTCAATATCGGGTCTTCCGTCCAGGGGCCGGACCTCCCCATCATGCGTTTCTGGTAAATTCGGTGGCGTTCGCCCATATAGTCTGCGAACGCTTTTATGCGTGGTGTGGTCATTATATTAATCCCATAAGACGTTGAATTGTTTTTTCGTAAGTTTTAACGCTTCTTGTCGATTCGTTTTGTTCACGGCATGTGGGTGAAAAGGCGATTCCACCCGTATCGGAAACGCCCCCAGAAAAACAGCGAAAACCGCCCAGTCCCCGCAGGCTGACGGTAGCGGAACGGCTACCATTATGGAGTAGCGGTTGTAGAGGGCTTCGACAGCGTCCCACTGCCCTAGCCAGCGCAGAAAAGGCTCCAGCAAGAGAAAATAAGCTGCCCAGAAAGCTATAATGGTCAGGGCGAACAACACAACATTGATCGCAGTAATCATAGCTCCACCCCCATATATCCAAGAAGATCCGCCAACGGTTTTGTGTGATCAAGGTTCAGAACCGTCTGGCCGTCGTTGAACGCTTTTTCTTGTACGCGTGCGATGGTTTTATGTTTGGCCGCAATTTGGTCTTCTTTGACCGGCTTGCCGCCGTTCCGCACCTGAATACGCTCCAAACAGAGATCCAACGGGGTGTCGAGAAAAGCCCAAGCCATTCCCCCGTTCGCGTCCCCCCATTCCTTCCATGGGCCATATATCGTACTAACAACGATGCCTTCGAATAGAACGAATTTCACACCCTTATTTTCGGCTATATACTGCAGCGCCAACTTCGTAGCTTCTTGGGTCTTAATACGGTCGCAACCGGCGGTCGTAGCTCCGGCAGCAGCTGGAGTATAATCACCCAGAATAGCAATCCCGTTTGGGCAATAAGTCACCGGAATAGGGGCGTGCGGCACTCTAATTTTCTCCGGCGCTTTATCGCTCTTGTCCTTGTTTTTAATTTCATGAGTCACCTGTGCGCGACCAACCACGCATCGCGGGTCTTTGGCTAACTCACGCAGCAGCGTTGTTTTCCCGGAGCCGTTACAGCCCCGAACATTGATGAATTCCATAATATTTCCTCTGTTTCTATGGTGTAATAATAGTCACCGGGATCGCGTCCGGCTCGATAGTCGTGCGGTAATCTTTTGCGGTCAAGGCCCGAGCCGCCCCGAAAGTAGAAGAGCCGCAACGGGGTTCACCGTCGTTATCGTCAGCACAGTGAAGGCACCCGGTCGGGCCGCAACCAACTTCGTGGAACGGTTCGTCCAGACTGGATCGCGTGTACATAGGAACCTTTTGGCCGTGACACTGATCGGCGGTGGTATACTCCCGACCGATGCTGAGCCATTTCGGTTCGTCGGTTCCCTCTTTTCCGCGCCGGTATTCGTAGCAGACAGAATAAGTCATACCCAATTCGGTAGCCCACCCCCGGTAAAGGTCGTGGGCGTCTAATCGGTAAGCTTGTTCAATCGTTCTTTGCGCCCCGGCTTGGTTTTCGGTGAATAGCGCCTTAAATTTTGCTGCGCGTTCTTCCCCAAATCGCTTCGTTAGGCGCTCCACCATGGCGGGTGCCCAGGAATACCCAGCCTCGACAAACTTAACGATAACATGGTTATTACCCACCGCTGCAAGTTTCTCGAAAAGCTCCCGGATGTCGTCATGCGATACGATCCCCGGAATAACGGGATTCACTTGGATCGAGGTATAGATGCCCTGCTTGCGTAACTCACCGACTTCCGCAATATGTTCCTCCAATCCCCAAGCCGCCGGGGATAGTTGTTTCCAATCCTCTGCGTTACCTGTATTGAGGGACTTTTGGGCATAGCTGTACGGGTTTTTCTTCAATAAGTCAATAGCCCAATCCGGGTATTGTAGGCGGCTCAGAAAAAATACCGGCAACCCCCGGTTCGTGAAAGCTTCTGCCCCGGACTGGGTGTTGTGATAAATATCTTCGATAGGCAGGAACGGATCGGTGAAGCTGCTGAAATATCCGGCGGTTGCCGTCTTCACTTTGGAAAGCCGTTTTTCCACTTGTTCGCCATAGTTAACCGGAACGCTGATCAACCCGCTCCCCCGGTAGCCGCGAAAGCCGCTGTTGATATAACAGAACGCGCAGCCCACCGTACAATATCCACCGTACGGTTGGGTCAGTATAGCTTCGGAAAAACACGGCCGAACACGAGAATTGCGCTTGGTGTTATGCTTGTCCTGGTACCACCCCTGTAGAGGTTTTCCGTTGGGTATGCGAATATGGGGCAGGTGGGTTTCGCCGTCAAACCCCAAATACACCTTCACGTCCTTTTTGGAGTCTTCCGGAGCATTCCGGGTCATCCCAATTCGAGCCATGCGGAACTTGGCTGTTTTGCCCGTCAGTTCGTCTTCCTCGTGCTCTATCGGCCCCATAAATTTACGCTGTTTAGGATCGGGCCGCATGAAGTATTTGTACGCTTCTTGGGCTTCCTCTCCATCGTTTCCGTCTAGCCAATTCTGTTCGGTCATCTTGTTTTCCTCTGTCGTGTTTGTTCTACGCCCCGCTGGCGTTTTACTTGACTCATTACCTATTTTTTAAGTTCTTGTAGGGCAAGGTTCATATCGATCAAAACCGCGTTCTTTTCGGTTAAAAGCCCAACGATTACGTCATTGTGTTTGTTCCAATCTTCCTTAGTTTCAACCCTACCCCCCTTAGTTGCTATGTGACAAAGGAACGCTCCCATTCCCACTCCTACTGCAAAACTGAACCCAACACCGACTGCGTAAATCATGTCCCACATAACTATTCTCCCGTGACCAGGTCACCGTTAATTTCCACCAATGCTAAAAGAATAACAATCATATCAAATACCTGTTCGGTTATAGTTTCTGTCTAAAATATTAAGTCACGCGACCTAATAAGTAAAGCGAAAAGGGTTGGGCGGGATCTAATCCCCGATGTTCCAAAACACAACAGGATCATTACCGATCAAAATAGCGTTCTCTGGTCTACCCAACCATTTCCATGCCTTCAGATCGTAGTACGGATTGCACGGAAAAGGGCACTCAACACCCTTGGCGGCATCTTTGTATCCGTATTTTTCGTCAACTATCCAAACCCGACCCTTCAGTGATACCCCAGAACACTTCTCCATATAATCTATACAAGACTTTCTGCTGCGTGAGTATCCCATGTGTAGAATGATTTGATACCTCTCCAAGGCTCCGGCTTGATGAAGGCCCAACAGGACTCCGCTGGCTACTGTACCGGAACTCACGCTGATCACTATCGTACCCTTGTGGGGTAATTCCGGAGCCGTCCGCAAAGCTTCGGCGGCGTTTTCGGTAATCGATTCCGGAAGCTTCAGAGCGTTCGGCATCATATACGAATCCTCATAGTTTTCTCGCAAATGCTTCCTGGCCTGGTGGAAGAGTACTGCCGACCGGCCTGCCTGGAAATCGACTAATTGTGCGCCCATACTGGCGGCGATTCGCTGCTGCTTTCGCGGGATACCCTCGGGGCCGTCCGCTTTATATCTGGGCCAATAGTCCACCACATTCTTGCCCAGGTTCTCTCCGGCGTAGCTTACCGCCCAACCGGCTTTCGAGTGGAAAGTGTCCAACACCCCAATAGTTTTTTCTGGACGGTTTTGCATATGCGCAACCACCCCCCTCATCTTACTAAAAGAGGGGCCGGGATTGGGGCAGCACAGATCCTCTCGTTTGACGAGAATCTCGCGGCCGTTGAGTTGGTAGCTTTCCAGTGGCGTGTTATTTATTAGCATGATACCTCCGGCGGCATGTGCACTAGAAAAGTTTGAGCGGCTTCGGATACTTCCGCCCATGGTTTTAGTCCTTCCCGGATCTCGGTGATGTCGTTGCCTACCGGGTAGTGACCGTTCATGTGTGACTTCCACTTACATAAAACTGTTTCGACTTCTTGTATACCGATTCGACGGTCATGGAACGGCGGTGCTGTGAGGTCGCCAAATTCTCTCTCCAAGTAGTCTACGACACTAGTCAGTACGGCTTCGCGCTTCGGGCGCATACTCTCGGGGTACTTCGACCCTTCACGCGCTTCCCAAAGCATCATTGCTGCGCGCTCCGGATCTTTGAACATAAAGATAGCGCCGGCCGTAAAATCTACGGGTATGCCCAACACACGATCGACCATATCCGCTATTTTGAAACCGATCCACGGCCCAAATCCTTTGTACTTCTGGGCGTTGTCCGATACGAAACGAAACGATAGTGGCGTAGTATAGTCCACCCCATCTACCGCTCGGGCACATATATCCTTGACCATATCTTCTGGGCGATTTTCGTATTGCTCCCGAAGACGTAACACCGGGATGACCGCA